TCAAAGATAAGCGGCGCACCAGAAGCCTTAGCCTCTACGATACACGCATCTGGCTCCCATTCTTTATACATATCCATCGCCCGTTGCTTTAGCTCTGGAAATTCAAGCCGTTCTTTTAAGGCGTCTAGCAAAATAATATTGGTGTTTTCGGGATCTTCGTTTAGGTGAAAGACACCCCAAGTCGTGCAGGCAGAGTAGTCTGACCGTTCATTTTTAGTAAACGCCGTATCCCAGGACTGGATAATAAACTCACAGGGCGGAGGATTTTCGTGTTCCCAGAGCTTCCACCATTCCCGTTTGACAATAGCGCCTTCTTCTGAGGTGGGGTTTTGTTGGTACTGCGCCTGCCATTTAGGAAGCGGGAGTTCGTCCCGTAATTTAGATAATTCGTCTAAAGACCAGAACTCAGGCCAGAGTGGTTTACCGGTAGGCAGGATTGCCGGAAGACTAATCATGTCCCATAGCTCACCGTCTCGGTCAATCACAGATTGGCAGATTTTCCCTGTTAAGTCTCGTTTAGCCCAGCGGGTCATAACGACTACAATCGAGCCGCCTGGCTGGAGACGCTGCCGTGGACCAGAGGTATACCATTCAAAAACTTTATCAAAGACGGCTGGATCGGAAGAGGCTAAGGCAGCTTCTTGCTCGGAGTGGGGATCGTCAATAATCAAAAGATCCGCACCTTTACCTGTTACCGTACCGCCGACACCGATAGCGAAGTAGTCACCGTTTGCGTTGGTTGCCCAGCGGCCAGCGGCCTTTGAGTCGGCTCTCAGACTGACGTTCGGAAAGATCTTGGAATACATTTCGCTGCTGACTAAGTTACGAACTTTACGGCCAAAGCCTACAGCGAGTTCGGCGGTATTCGAACACTGGATAATCTTCTTATCTGGGAACCGTCCTAAGTACCAAGCCGGGAGCAGATAACTGGCAAACTCTGATTTCGTGTGACGGGGAGGCATATTAATGATTAGCCGTCTAGACTTTCCATTGGCGATGTCTTCAAACTTCTGAGCCATGAGCGCATGGTGACGTCCGTAGATAAAACCCGGCCACATTGAATTCACAAAGGAAAGGAAGTCCGTCTGTCCGACTTCACGTTCCTCGGCTTTATTCAGGCTTTCAATCAGGGGAAGAAACTTAACCTGCTCTTCCTCTGGCAACAGATTAAACAGCTCTTCTATAGTCATAGATCCTTAATCCGTAGATAGGCGGGTCTAATACTCCTAGACCGGTTAGTCAGCCCTTTGCAAATCCCAATTTCGATGAGGGTCTTCATTTTCCGCGACACATTCCCGCGACCCTTCTCGCCAGTAATTCTCATAATATCGTCAATAGTCGGCCCGTAACCGAAGTTCTTCCAATACTCATCAATGATCAAAAAGATCTCCTTTTGCGCCGGACTCATTTTTTCATTTTCTCTATTACGTCTACAGCCAGAATCTCGGCAATCTTCTCGTTGCACTCTTCTAGCTTTCGTTGATTCATTAACGCATTAGCAGCCAGCTTCTTTTCCAGAATGAGCAGCTTGAGCTTGTGACTCACCATCCCTATTTCCTGCTGTATCTCGTATATCGATCTCATATACCCCCCTCCCCTTTTTGTATAGGATTTGTAAGGGGGGGTGTTTCACGTGGAACATCTTGCTCTTCCCGTCCTAAATAAATGACCCCTCCCCCCTCTGTTATCAATGGTTTCGTATTAGGGTAACTACCTATGGACGCGCAAGTATCTGATTCTAAAGGATTTGTCACTTCGCCACCTGGTGGAGTGAGATCGGCGAGAAGCGTATTGGAGTCGGATTGATTGTGCGGAATACTATGTATTAGTAAACCAATATCGCTGGCTGAATTTTGGGGGTCGGGGTGTGGTGGGGTCGCTGGAATCTCGATTTCAGAAGGGGCGGGGCTATCTGTAAACTCTTCTTCTGCTGGCTCAGTGTTTCCCGTATCGCTTAACTCTACCAGCAACGACTCTGCTTTACGCTTAGCCAAGTCATTCAATCCGCGCGAATTGCTGAAGGCTTGGCGCAGTCCTTCGAGTAGTTGGGTTTTAATGTCCTCGCTGGAATGTAGGTGGACATGAGTTTTAGTTTCAGAGAACAGGGAAACTTCCGACATCTTCCCTATGAGTTCCAGTGCCTTCAGTTTGTTGCTGGTCTTCTCTTCCTCATTGATCGCAATGCTCACAAGATTTTGTATAGCCATGGTTCTGATTTGTGCAGGAATTAGATATTCCCTCGCTTCATTAGCCAGTGTAAACGATTCGATCATTGCCGCAATCTTGGGGTTTTTTGCTAACCTGCTGGCTTGCTCGGCTTGGCTTTGTGGTGTGGCTTGACTGTCATAGGTTTCTCGGTATGCTTTCGCCTTCGGTTTACCTTCTGCAACTTTGCGGGCAAAGTCCTTCTGTTTCTTGGTGAGGTTTACTTTATCGGTATTGTGTGCGCCTACGAGTATCTGCTCTATTGGCGTCTGCTTTAATGTTTCCCTTATCGCTTGGCGGGTAATCTTGATCGGCTTAGGTGCTTTAGTCATCATAGGTATATTGTGGGAATTGAGTAACCCAAGTATAGGACAATTCTACGAGATGGGTAAAGGGTTCTATTCCCTCTATGGTTTACTGATCTATCTATGGTGTTTATCCCTTGTATGGTTTAACCCCTTAGACTGTTTCCCTTCGGGATTTGCCCCGCCTTAACTTTTCCCGCCAGTACCATAAACCCGCCCACAATCCCCGCCTTTTTTGCCGTTGTGCAAAGATACAACAACCCGCCCGCCCTGATTCTATAAGGGTTCATCACCTATTAGGGAAAGTCCCTAGTAATTATTTTAATAAAAGGCTTGACAGTCAATGGATACGGGCTTTAGAGTGTTATACAACAGGTGATTCAATGGTGATTCACCTATTTATAAGGGGTTTAAATTATGACACGCAAAGAATATTTGATCGGCTTATCTGAAGATTTTGGAGTACCAAAAACTGAAGTTTTTATGCTGGCAAGCCTACTGGGTGAAGATGAAGATTATGACGGCTTAGTCACCATGCTGGAAGATTTAGCCGACAGTTTAGAAAGGGGTGAGTAATGTTTCCACGATTCGATTACCTATTCAATATTGCTCTAGTCGCTTGTATTGCTTTTCTAGGGCTTTACCTTGCTTATCAACTTATTAACCTTATTGGAGTCTGAACCATGAAAAAAGAATTCTATATGCTGGATAAACATAGCGGCTATGTTTTTGCTACTACTAACCCTGAGAACTGGAAAGAGTGCCAGCAGGTGACAAAAGTAGAGGGCAAACGATTACGCGCGGAACACGCTAAAAAATGCCTACTCAATATCCTAAAGGAAGGTGACACGGTTTATACCGTTTTGCGCCATGTTTCCGCCTCGGGAATGTCCCGCAGGATTGACCTATACACATTCCAAAACAATAAGCCTGTTTACCTGTCGGGCTATTACGCAATGATGCAAGGCGAAGAACCGCCAACCGATGGCTATAAGGTCGGGGGATGCGGGATGGATATGGGCTTTCACCTTGTATATACATTGTCAAGCCTACTTTATAAAAAAGATCGTGGCGGGTATGAACTCCGTCACGAGTGGCTATAAAAGGGGGGGTTGAATGAACTATATTTATGACGAAAATTTAAACCGCTTAGAAATTTTTATTTCTGAAAAAAAGTCAATAGTTTGTCTTTTCTGTAAAAAAATGAGTGCGGAAGATTTACAAAAATCAATCATTGATTTAATTAAAAAATATCAGGGGGATTGAATGACTTATTACCTATACCGCAACACTAACCAAAAAAGCGAAGTAATCGCGCAGTTTTCCGACAAGGAAGGCGCGCTAGAACTAATGGAACAACTAGCAACCCGCGAGGGAAACCCGCTTATAACGGGCTATTCTGTGCGCGATCAGTCATTAAAAACATACGCTGATTTTGAACTTTAAACCACTAAGAACGAGGCTAATCATGGAATTTAGATACATAGACCGCCAAGGGATAGCCCTTGATGATTACGGGCATGAATTTAGAGATGAAAACGGGCAAATCGTAATAGTGCCACGCGAAGAACGAGGCTTTTACGATCTTGCTTATAGACCTAATGAACAACCCGAAGATTAACCACTAAGAACGAGGCTAAAAAATGACTGAACATTTTGGGGTTTATATAGGCAATAGGCTAGTAAGAGCATTTACTTATGACACGCGGATTATTGGCGATAAAGAACGGGCTCTGAGGCTTGCCAAAAGGTTAGTAAACGACAACAAAATTTTTGAGGTGGATTGCACCATTGAGCATTTTGGTATTGGCGGGGTAGGTGTAACTGTAAAGCACTAAGCACGAGGCTAACTGATGATGGCTTGAATAGCCGAAACAGTCGCAAGACTGTCTTAGTCAATACAACTGCTAGGAGTATTAAAAATGAAAAAGATATACATAGCCAAGGGCTACAACTCATGGACAAATAATCTAATATGGCAAGCATTTAACACCAAGAATGAGGCTGATTCCTTTATTCAAGGGCTTACTGATCCGCATATTGTCATTATGGCTTACAAGACCACAACGCAATTAGTAAATGCTCTATTAAAGGGCAAATTATGACCTATTTACAAGAACTAATCCGAAACTCTTTAGCCCTAAGTTATGAATTAAACGATCAGGAACTAATAGAACTGCTGGAAGATGCTTTGCAGGAGATCGAAAGATTAGAACCCGAATTGAAAAATTAACCACTAAGCATGAGGCTAAAAA